CTGAGTATATGCGTCAAAAGCAACATCTTGCACGTCGGGATCATTTTTGCTCCATTTTATCGGTTGCCCCAACAGATAAAACAATGCAACCTCATTTATGTAAGCCTGCCATCTACGAGGGAGTTTTTCCGTGATATATGGCTGTTTGTTCTTTCTGAGTTTATTTTTGCGATTCATTACATCATGGAGAGCAGGATCGTATTCTTTTATCGCCTCCATAACTTCCAAATCTCGATTTTGAAACAACTCCATCGCCCGACTTATATCTTTTTCTGCGATCAAAGTCATTAAGTCTTTGTTGGTGCTTGTCCCATTTAAAGATCCGCCCCTAAACAAATCCACTATGTAATTCAATATCGATGCCATATCTTAATTGTTAATAAATTCCTAAATCTTCCTTAGAATACTGGTGCGTAGTTAATACCTTACCGAGCAATTTCCCTATCGTATAATACCGAGAAGCGTCTATAAGATGGTTGTAAGCATCAATAGGCTCGTTTATAAATTTACCATCTTTATTTTGCTCATAAACGTAATTTTTAAGCTCTCGGATCAAATTGACAGACCTACGAGTAACGCATATTTTATACTCCATCATTTTAAACAAGCCTCCCATGACGGATCCTTTATATTTATCGGCGGGAAAGATAATAATCCCCGCATTAGCAATCTCCTGTATTAACCTAGGGTCGGCACTATCTGCGTAAACAAACAATCCTAGCTTCTTCAATTCTTTGATGATTTCGCTTGTGAGCATATGCGTCCGGTAACACTGCTCATCCAAATACAGCCTATTATCAAGTACCCCACATTTAACTATAGCGGTAGGGTCCGAACTGTATCCAAAATCAAGTCCGGCTGCAAC